AAAGCCAATACTCAAATATTTCCCAAACGATGCCCAGGGTTATCCAAAACCAAAATTGTTTGGGATACATGGCACCCAAAAGTGTATAGAGGAAGAAGTGGCCATACTGGAAGCCATAGAATTCTGTTCTGTAACAGTCTGTAGTTTTTTCGTCACAGGGGCAGCGTCTCGCATAACGAAAAAACCATAATGTGAATAGTAGGATAACTATAAACATTCCTACTTAAATCTGAGAAAAATAGCTACGATGATCAATGTTGAACAGAGAAGAACAAGTATGTCATTACCAGTTTTCATAATATCATAGCCAGGTTGAACCTGTTTATCTATTCCAGTTGGTTTGACAATCAAATTATTTAGGATTGGCCATACATATCCCCAACCTTCTCGCGCATTCTCTGTCTCTTCAACCTTTTGATACGCCACAGGTTTGTGATAAGTATACTTGGAAGTGTGTCTATTTGTTTCAAAGTCTGAGTGCCCCAACATAAAATCGGCGTCTATCGCATAACGCATATAGTCTTCATTATATAGGACTGCGTGTGCGGCACTATTATAGAGAAGAAGATGATGCTTCTTTTGTGTGACGATATCAATTGGTGAAGAGAGGGAAAAAGTTGTACCGAGGCTGTAAATTGATGGATTTTTCTCAATAAGGAAACTATTGAGATCTTCAATAACTTTGGGATCCCTCACACGCTCATCAAACTCACAATCATCTTCAAGGAGTAGGATTCGTCTGTAACCTCTATCAAGTGCGTGTTTGAAAGCCTTCTTATTAGCATCTTCCAAGTCGTAGTTGGGTCCCCTCTTTCTGAGGTCTTTATCACACTTTTTGTATCCATAGTTATACTGAAACACAACATTTGTGGTGAGGTTTGACTTCACAATGTTTTGGTATATCTGTTGCTTTCGAGGTGACCCGTGCATGATCAATACATATGTACAATCCACACTTGGATCCAAACTACCCTGAGTCACATGGAACTCTTCGTAGTAATAACAAGGTGGATCCATTACTATATAGTTGAAAAAATTCAGGTCTGGTTTATGATGCCGGGTTTGCAAAACCGATGGTAGTTGTACACATGTACTTGGACCCATATTTAACTTCCGCACCTGTATGTGGAAAAGTCCACGAACATGGATACACCAGAACTTTTCCCGCCTCGGGTTTTACCTTTCGGCCATTAATAAACTCGGTACACCCACCTTGATCGTCTTTGAGTGTGTTTAGATAAAAGATAAGCTGTACGAAGTATGTTTTAGCTGTATGGCCATCGTGGTGCCATTCATATGAGCCACCTTTGTCTATTCTTTGAATGGGAAAGCCGGTATTATACGCGTCATTTGCGTCGCCGAGTTCTCGGTCATATATATGATTATCTACACCATAATCAAATTCAGTTTTTAGGTATTTCATGTATTCATTAAACACTTCCCAGCACTTCTTTTGAAAAATGGATTCCACATCTACCCACCCCTCAACTCCACGAGTAGATAGTTCCATATTTGTCTTGTCTCGGGTCACCAGTTCACCGTCAATTTTATAATAAAAGTAACCCTTTGTTTTTCTTGTATCATTTTCAAACCTATTTACAATACTTTTACACAGTTCTTCTGTAAGTATGTTTGGGAATTCCACAACAAACTTATCCATTATGACCTATACACTCACATATTCTTTAATTAAACGCTTTCCATTCTGGCTAAATCATCCACACTTTGATCTCTACGAATATCTCTACTTTTTCGTCTTACACCAGCTATAGTATTAAGCCACCTCGTCACAGCTCTCTTTGACGCGAGTTCTGATGCGGTTTCATCACTCACTATAATGCTAAGACCGTTACACACATCCGGCTTGTTTTCCCTATCTGGAAACTCTAAATTGAATGCCTGTATGGATATTGCTGGAATATCCGGTGCGTCATCAAGAAGTCTATCATACTCTTCACGACACTTCTTGACAAAATCTATCACACACGAACGATCTCTGGCCTCAAGGGACAATTCCATATCTATATTTCTATAATATTTGGAATATTGAACGCACATCACAGAGTGATTCTCGGATAGAGTAGAGCTTTGACTAAACTTTGAAATACTCGTGAGAATACCACCAATTACATTGAGGAATGCAAAAAAGTACTGGATAATCATAATTTTAGTTCTCGTAGAGGGGTCCAAATCTTCATTCCCACTTGGATTGAGAACCGCAAAACCACCTACACCTGTGATACTCGCTATTACTATACTTGGATATGACAGGTAGTCATTTTGCTTTTTATAGTGAAGACGGGCGTGATTGTGGAGCCATCTATATCCCGCAGCTCTCTGCGCCCAGGATTTGAGAAGCTTCTCTTGCTTATCACACCACGGATTGTGCTCGCACACCACTTCTTCACCCATTAATTTACGCGGTTATTTTTAATCTCAGTCGCCTCTTGTCGTGCCAGTGTATCAACCAATTCATTCTGTGGATGTCCGTTGTGTGCCTTGACCCAACGCCAATCAACCTGTTTCATCTTCTGCGAAAGGGTGTCAATTTCAATCCATAGTTCCTTATTCTTCACAGGTGCACCCGCAGCCGTGCGCCATCCATTTCTTTTCCAGTTTTTAATCCATGAAGTTATTCCATTCTTGACATAGTTACTATCCGTGAATAGCCTTATCTCAAGAATGTCGCGTGCGAGGCACTGTTGGAGCGCCTTAACGACAGCAGTCATTTCCATCACATTGTTAGTTGTCTTGTCCTGTCCACCTGATATCTTGATACCCGCACCGGCAACTGCCCATCCTCCTGGACCTGGATTACCTAGACAACTTCCATCTGTGTAAACGTCCTGCATTTATGCGTCTACATAATTAGTGAGTCCTTCTTTTAACTTGTTGTACACAATCTCGTAAATGTTACCAGTTGGAGCGGCATCCAATTCGAGGGTAATGTGTTTGCGTCCAATAGAAGTATTACCGGCATCCTTTGCCGCCTTTGAAATCCACGAAGTGAAACCAGCCTCGACACGAAACTTGGGGGCCTTCAATACCTCCTGGTGTCCACCTTCTTCAGTGTGCACGAAATCGCGTTCCTGAGTTCGCTGAATACGGATATCATTTTCATTGAGGGAGATATAGTAAGAATTCACGGTAAGACCAACACCAAGTTCAAGCTGTTCGGATACAGTGAGTCCCATTTTTACTATACCAAAATAAAATAATTTACTTCATTTTCATATATCCGCGTCCATTGCCATTGCGTGACATCGCGAAAACAGTTGCGATGATACCCAAAGCGAGAATTGAGACNGGGATCCAGACACCCATCTGCTGTTGCTTAGTTTGCTTTTGCGCCATTGTGTTTTAAATTACACTAAGATTATTTTATTACTTTTTGTGAGATTTTCNCAGGCTGGGAGCAGTTGAAGATTTGTATAGTGAAAACATTTCCTTTGNTGTTCTTCGTCTAACATATTAAACGAAGAACATGGTACGATGTGATCTATGTGAGCATCAGAGTAATCTTTTCCTTCTACCTTTGTGCTTTCCAAGTATTTTTTCAAGAAGTCACCGTCACACCCGAGAAGTGATTTCGTTTTGTCAGTCTTGGCACCTCTCCCATTAAATGCGTGCCACATTCTCTTACGACACAACTCCAAGTAGTAAGAGGCACTCTTTTCCTCCTTCGCCCTTTTGCGTCTTTCTGGACGACACTTAGCATTTGAGTCGGAACACTGTTGTAATATCTTTTCTCTATAGGTTTCGTCATTTTTGTACTTTTCTCTTCGTTTCTGGTTTATTTCTGTAGCATTATCGTTCCAATGATTTCTTACACGTTGCTTAATCACTTCTCTATTTTCTTCATAATATATTTTTGCCTTTTCACTTAATTTTTCTTTGTTACCCTGTCCATATTTTCTTAGGTAATCATTTTTACACACCTTACATTGATTCAAATGACCATCTTTCATTTGTTTGTGTTTCGGAAACTCACCGAGTTCTTTTTCTCTGTGACAATCTTTACATACCTTTGTTGTCATCTATACCATACTCTGAAAAATACTTCTAATTGTAAAACGCGAGGCAAAAATTAGGATGCTTGATTCATCTTAATTTTTGAGTTTTTATAAATAACGCGAGTCGAAAATAATTAAAATGTAGCCATAGCTTTCTTAGTTGGAGAAAGCACGGTTAATCCCAAAGGTTTCCCAGTGGGCCAGATCGTACCTTAAGCAGTATCAGAGTGACTAACTCCTCATTTACCACCGACACCTTAGCGATCGTTGAAACGGAATCATATTCTTGTCATATCGAACTTAGATTCTCGCCTGCGGATTATCCAATCTCTAACCTTTTTACCATCGGGTTCGGCTATTAACCGAGATCCCCTCATAAGTTTCCAAATGAGGGTGGTAGTTAGAGCTCTAAGGAACTTCCCGCAACCAGGTTGTCTCGCCTGCACAAACAGACTAGCAGGACAAACGCTTTTAACGCCTGCTTTTTGGCCCTGTTCTTAACTCCATTATGAGCTAAAGCTAAGGCCACCCATACCACTTTGGATGCGGAGAACGTTGTAGTTGACCGCGAACATGTGCATGGTGGTGGAGGCCGCCGCCGCTGGGATGGTGACCGCGACTTGGGCATTGTCGATACGAGAGAAGTTGCAAGTACCGGTTGGTTGGTGTTCTTCTGGCTTGAGCGCGAAGGAGTACGAGTACACACCTGGGTATGGGCAGCCAGAGTGGTGGTTGTACGCTTGCACTTGGTTGAAGTACTTACCCTTTTGGGCCTTGAATCGGTCTTGACCGTTGAGGACCAACTTGAAGTCAGTCAATGGACCAACAATTTCTTCAGTGAACTTAGCAGCGGAGCCATCTTCACCGCACTTCACGAGTGGCACACCAGACGCGAAGGTGGTTGGCACATAGCAGTTACCAGAGGCTTCCGCGAATGCGTCGGACTCGAGGACAATCTCAGCCGCACCTGGGGCAGTGGTGAAGTTCCACAAAGAGGTGGCGGTGTTCGCGGACGCTGGGTCGTTGAAGCACCACACCAATTCCTTGACTGGGTGGTTGTAGCTGAGGCGCTTGTTGGAGGTGGAGCCCGCAGTGACGGTGTCGGAGCCAGTGTGTTGCACTTGCTCGATGAGGTACTCGTGACCCTTTTGCGCGAAGCGTCGGCGTTCCTCGGTGTCGAGGTACACATAGTTCGCCCAGACCTTGAACACGGAGGTGCTCAAGTAGGTGGAGAAGGTGGACGCAAGGTCGAAGTCAATGCGCACTTCGTGGTATTGAAGGG